GCTCACCGACGAGGTAACCCTGACCAGCGGTAACGCTCCCACCCATGGCGCGCCTACCCAATGAGCCTGTAAGGAAACTGAAAAAGCCTCTTCCATCATTACCAGCCAAACCTTGCAAACCAGCTTGTATAAGCAAATTACCAAGCGACTTCAGAACATTTTGCAATGAACTGTTAAAATCATTTGTTCCTTGAATTAGCCCGGTAATAGTTGAAGTAAATGTGCTCCCAATGGCATTGAGCAGTTGCTGTTCTTGTTGCAGTAAAAACTGACGCTCCAAAAGTTTTTTATTGACTTCTGTTTCGTCTTTTACCTTTTGAGCAGCAAGTTTAGGATCCGCGCCTTGTGCAACAAGTTCAGCAATTCGTCTGCGTTGATCTGCTTCCTCTTCACCTAGCGCAAGAATATTTTGTTTATACGCTATTTCTGCTGTGATTGATTCTATTGCCCTAACAGCGCGTTCTGCTTCGGTTGCGTATTGAACCCTAGATTGTTTGCCCTGCTCGGCAGATAATTTATTGAACTGTCCAAGCAAGATATTTCTTTGATTTTGCAGATCTCGGGATTGCTCGTCAAAAGCTAATGCCGTTGAAGTTTTGTCGGTGGACTGACTAATTAGCATGGCGCGAACACCAGCCCTTGCCGCCAAGGTTTTTTCTACGGCATCAATCTGTAATTGCACATCGCGGTATTTACTTGCAAATTCAATCATCCTCTCCGCTTGTTCCATGCCGGGTTTTCCAGCAATATCACCAAGCCTTTGGGCTGTGGCTATTTCTAAATCTGCTCTTGCTTTATCAAGGTCTCTTTTTATATCTCCGCCAAGCAAATCGTTAACAGAGCGAGCGCCTTGGGCTTGATCGCCCCCCAATAAGTCTGGTGTTGCTGGTGTTGCAGTCTTGCCAACTTTGGATAAGGCAGTTTGCGCTGCTTGTAACTCATTGATTTTTCGTTGAGCGACTCTTTGCACCCTTACGGCCAAATCCTGTCCAGTGGCAGAAAGAGTGCCAGCTGGCAACTGCCCAACTAATTTCTGAATCGCAAAGATTTCATTGGCTGCAGCACGCAAGCCAGCTACATCCATTCCAGTTGACGAGATGCCTTGAATAAAATTCCCAAGATTACGTAAGTCCTGCTCTGTACCGAGCGGAGTAACCAATGCCAGTTTTAACTTGGCAGCCTCCGCAGCAATGCCACCGCTCAAAACTTTTGCGATTGCTCCAACTGTTCTATTTGCTGTATCTAGAATTCCGTTTAATACTGGCTGTAAACGCTGTCCTAGCAGCCGAGCAAGCTGCTCAACATTGTCTTGCAACGTGCTGAATTTACCAGCAAGTGTTGTTGACTGCGCAATGGCACCATTTGCATATTTACCGCCCGCATTAGTTAAATTAATAATTGCTACTTGTACGGCTTCGGCACTGATGCGACCCTTGCTTAGTGCCTTCTGGAACTCATCGCCAGTAAGGCCATACATCTTTCTTAATTCTTCCTGCAGGCCAATACCGCGTTCTTGAAATTGCAGCAATTCTTCACCCTGCAAGCGGCCTTTAGCCTGCACTTGACCGTAGGCGGTCACCAAACCTTGAAGTTCAGCGCCAGTTGCGCCACTTACATCAGCAAGGCGGCGGGTGGTTTCAACAACCTTGTCGGCCTCAACGCCAAAAGCTTGAAGACGCTTGGCCGATTCAATTAACTCAGTGCTAGTAAATGGCGTTACGGCGCCAAGCTGCTGCAACTCCTGAATGATTTGCTTAGCCTGCTGCACGCTGCCAGTCAAAACCTGAAGGCTTCGTGTCTGAGTTTCAATCTCGGCAGTTTTGCCAAATACAAATCGTGCTGCCTGAATTGCCGAAAATCCAGCCACCAATCCGGTGACAGCATTTTTAAGACCATTAACGCCAGCAGACGCCGCCTTCGACGCAGTGTTGATCTGCTGCAGTTGGCCTATGGCATTTCCGCTTTTTACCTGTACGTCAACGACAGCTACGGCCACAGCAACGCACTAACCCTGTTCTTGCAGTCTATCGCCGTGCTCTGGCGTTAGCCTTGTCCATCTCGTCTTTTTCGCGCTTTGCCTTGACCTCGTGGTAGGCGGCAAACATTACGAATTCGGCTTCCGTCAACTGAACGCGTAATTCGCTGACGGTTTTACCTAGTTCCGTCGCTAGGAAGAACTCAAAGAACAGCCAAGAGTCTTCCTCTAGTCTTTTTTTGCTTCGTCCAGCAGCGGCGGAGCGCCCAAGCCAAATAAGAAAAGTTCCAGATCATTCAGCACGCGCTCAGGCAGCTCACGCTGCAGCTTGGCAGCATCAGCAGAGGCAAACGCTTTGGTGCCATCTTCAAGCTCAGCCATTTGACACAGCATTTGCGTGCTGATGTCCAATGCTTCCTCAGAACCAGCCAGGGTGCCAGCACGCTTACGGTCGGCTCGGGTAATTGGCTTGAAATATAGATCCAGCACCGCTTGCCCAGCATCATTGGTGACGCTGAATTTACGGCGCTGGTTCAGATCAAAAGCGCCAGTGAGCAGGTCAACGGCGCGGGGTGTAGCAGCAGGCATCAGATACTAAGGGTGAGAGCACCAGATGTGACGAAGTTAACCGTCACAATTTCGATCTCGCCAACCGTAGCACTGTATTCAGAGCCTGTCACCACAAGCGTGCCGGTAATCTTCTTACCGCCAGTCTCGTCCAAGTACAGCTCAAAAGCTGCATCAGCTTCGTCGGTGGCTTGGTTAACGTCCTTGATCAGGTCTAGCTTGTCGCCAGAGCCAGGGGCGTCATACAGCAGTTCAATGGTGCCCGAACCACTGATTAGACCACCCACATTGGCACGATAAGTGTCGCCGTGGTCGGTCACATCCAGCGATTCCTTTTCTACGGTCATTGACCATGACCGCACTGCTGCGATCTCGGACAGACCGCCGCTACCGGCTTTGTCAAAGAAGACAGTGCCTTGTTGACCGCGATAAAAAGCCATGATCAGATGTCCAGAGAGATGGCGCCGTTGGTCACGAAGTTCAGGGTAATGACTTCGATTTCGCCCACGGTTGCAGAGTATTCAGCCGAGGTGATGACACCATCAAAACTGATTTTTTTGGTGCCAGTGGTGTCAAGGAATAGCTCAAACAGAGCCAAGCCCTCATCGTTCGCCGTGTTGACGTGTTCAATGAAGACGTTGGTTTCGTCCGCGCTAGAAGCGGTGTAAAGAATTTCGCAGGTGCCAGACCCACTAATCAAACCGCCTACGTTGGCACGATAGGTAGCGCCCAAGGCGGTGGTGTCCAGCGATTCCTTTTCAACGGTCAAAGACCAAGAGCGGGTGCTGGTAATAGCTGCGGCAGAAGAGCCAGCATCGTCAAACTTGACGCTGCCTTGCTGTCCCCGGTAAAAGGCCATGGTTAGAGATCCTCGAAGGTTTCAAAGGTCAATCTGACCTGTGTTTGGAAGTAACCCTCTGGAGCTGGCGATGCCACCACCTCGGGTCCAGTAGGCGGATCAAAATGAACGCCACTGACTACTTGCCTATTGTAAAGGTCACGGATTCGCTTACCTATTGTCAGATTTGCGCCAGGTCCAACACCCTTTGGCGTAAAGACATTCATCAAGATGACACCGATGACGCTGTTACTGCTGCCAGTGGTGCCACCCATCGTCAGGAAGTTATTGTTGCCAAAGCTGACAAGGCATTGGACAAAGGAGCTGTTAGGCGTTGGGGTTGAGGGTTGGTTGTGAAACACAACCGGGATCACTGGTGCCGATGCCAGCTCAGTAGCAAGCCTGCCCTCGATGGTTGAGCGGATGGTGTTGAGGTTGACGGCTGCCATCAGTCTTCCCTCCCAATGCGATCAGCTTGCTGTTGCACATATGCTTGCATCTCGCGGGCGATGCGATCTGGCCAACCCGCAGGCGCTTGCTTTGACCAGTTTTCGTAAGCAAGTCTGTAAGCATATGGCAGGCTGTTGTGGATGTGATAGACCGACCCAAGACGTTCAACCTGATAATCCAATTTGCGTGGTGGGGTGATGCCGGTAGGACTAGTTTGTGGTCCAGCATCGTATCCTGGTGTACCCTGTTCGCTAATTGCCCAACTCAAACGAAAACGCCCAGTATCAACAGGGCTTTCTTGCTTCAATCTGCTATCAGTTTCAAGTACAACTGCTCGCAGCAGTTTCTCCATTTTTTCCTCGGCGTAGCCTCCGATCTGCGATAGGTTGATGCGTCGTGCCACTATGCCCTCAGGATTAGCTCGTGCGTAATAGCCGTGTTGTCCTGTTCAATCGTAGTGACCCTAATAATCTGATGGCTCACGCTGCTGATCACTACACGGTCAGCCGTGCTAGGTGCTGCTGCTAGGTCTGCTGCAGCTACCGTCAGTTTCTTGTCACTTGCTTGAATCAGCTCGTTCACCTCACGAGCGTTCACATCCTCAAGCACGCCACGCACTGCAGTGTCAGCAGTGGTTTCTGTGATGGCGCCAGTGGTTGTGTTGTAAGCCCCTGGAGTCACTACACGAATTGTTACTTCACCACCAAACTTTGCCATCAACTTGCTGGCAACCTTGCGTAGCGGTGTAACAAGTGCCATCAGAGCTTATAAGCAACGACGGTTCCGCTTGTCAGCGTGATACTAGTAAAAACCCCAATCAGCTCAGAATTAGCCTTAAACTGAATTGAGGTCAAAGCATTGCCTGTGTAGTCTTGCGCGGTCAGGCTAGAAATGACCGTATCCTCAAGGGCAACGATCTTCCCGAAGCGACCTGTATGCGCAGCGGTGTCTTCGATGTACTCAGCACCTGCGTAGACGTAACCCATGATCAGCTCCGGCGAATGGAGAAGTTGCCCGGTCCACTAATTCTAAGCCCAGTCAGATACCGCTCAAACAAGGGCGGCACCTTATCAGCACCCACGGCACCGAACATAACGTTCGGCGTCACGTCAAGGCTACCGATCTTGACATTCTTGTAATCCTCTAGACCGCTCAGCCCAAGCGCATCCGTATTGTTGTGCAAAAACACTGCCAGCACAACCTGGGCGTACTTGACTTGAATCGGGATCTCAGTGTCGGTGAAGTAATCCGTGGAGATCCGAAACGGGAAGCCGATTGTGTAGGTGTTGATATAGGTGTCTGGCTTGCGCACACCAGTACGCGGCCATTGCAATGCCTGCGTATCAGTTGCACGAGCACCTAAAAAGCGTTCACGGTCTAGCCGTTGCGTGGCAGTAAATAGTGCGCGGTTGCGACTGTCAGTATTGCCAGTGTTCCAGTGTTGGACGTCATCGTCCTGCACAAAACCATCAACGATCGTCTGGGCGTCCGCCAGAGTCAGATAAGAGTTGGCGCTTGCCGACCCGACGGTTGCGACGATTACTACTGCCATCGTTGGGTGGCTCCTTTGGTTCTAGTGTAGGCGCAGGCTCTGCAATAGA